AGGATTAGCATCTAATGGGTGGGCGAGCATATTTATCTTAAAACTACATTTATAGGTGGTTAGCTGCCAAGCATTATCACTAAGCTATTCTCCTTTGAGGTTATTTCTATCTACTCCCCTGTAGATATTAGCCGGGAACTTAACGGAACCCGGCATTTTTTAATACCGTCATCAATGTAAAAGCTGAATCATGATTTACTTAGCCTGTCATATAGAATTACATTGACGGATGCTGCTAGATTCATACAGCCATTAGTAGGGACATATATAATATCCCTGCAAAAATCAGTAATTTGTTTGCCTAGTGCGCCATCTTCAGGGCCAAATATATAGAACGCTCGTACAGGGTGCGTATATTCTATTAAGTTTGTAGCTCCTTCAATTAGATCGACAGCAACCGGAACACAATCGTTGGGGATCGCTTCACGCAAATCATCAAAATAGAGTAAAGGGATGCGGCGATGGTATTTTGCCGGGTCTGTAACAAATTGTTTTGATTTTTTGTATCGATGCCCGGTATAAGCTAAAAATGCGGCATCATAATTACCGCATGCACGCATAGCACTGCCAACGTTTGCGGGTGTTTTTGGATTAAAGAGCCCAACTGCACAGTATCCTCTCATGTATTCACCTTCAATTTGATAGATTCAAGCTCCCGGTCATGCAATACCCGGTGTTTAAGCGCTGTTTCTGGTGAGATCCAGGCATTAAGCGTATGGATTGAATAGCCGGTAATCTTGGCAATTTCAGGCCATGTCTTACCGGAATCGAGTTTGAGCTGTTTGAGTTGATCGGCGTTAGTCATTTAGATCTCCATCAAAAGTAAGAGCAAAGTCTTTTGCAGTTTCAGTCATTACCCAAGACTCAACATCTATGTAATCGCCAGATGAGTTATTAAAAATACGAACATCGAAATGATCATAAGTAGAGTCAAATTGATTTAGTAATTCTTTTAATTCTTTAAATGTCATAATAAATTCTCATTAGTCGAGTTTGAGCTGATCGGCGTTATTCATACATCCTCACTTATATTTATAATATGTTGATATAGGGCCGGGAACGCATGTATACCAGAAATGAACAGCGCTTTTCATGTCAATTCTTGCAAGATTTGGATAGGTAACGCCCCGTTTCGATAATATGCCTTTGATGCTAATTTTCTCTTGTAGTGTTAGTTTTCTCATAATAAGCCCTCATTAAGTGAGTTTAAGTAGTCTTCCTGACACTCCATCTCTACCCGGTAAAGGAGGATAAAAAGCAGAGCGCCAGGGATAAGGGTTAAGAAGATCATGCGAACAGGTCTAAAACATCTTGATATCTGTCATCATCCTGATGGATTGATTCAGACATATATTGCATATTTGATTGCATGACAGTAATAAACCCATAGTTTGATAGCCCTATGATGTATGTTTTACCGTCGTCACCATCAACGATACGCATTTTTCTGTCAAAGGTTAGCTTTTTAGGCTTATTCCATCCACCGCGTGGGTTTTCAGTTACACGGACAGCGCGTTCGCCTTTTTTACCTGATTCAATCGAGAAAATAGCGGTAACTCGATTTTTACCATAAGGCCAATCGTTTACCGTGAGTTCTTTTTGTGGGTTTGAGTAGTTCATTTGAATTCGCTCCTGATTTCGTCTTCAATGCGATGCTTTATGCCTTTACTAGCGGCACTTGCATCAAAGGCTACAACAAGCGCTCTATTGACTGGCATACCAGCTTTAATAAGGCCGCGTACTGAGGTATTGAGGTCGCTGTAAACGATGTCATACCAGCCTTGTGGGCCGTTTATACGTTGTTTCATCATAATTCCCCTGTATAGGCAGTATTGCCACATTAACGCCCCGCAAGGCGCTAATATTGCAAGCTATGCCCGCATTGGCATGACAACAGCTATTTTATTTTCATCTTTAATCAATACAGGAGACATTTCATCTGTGTATTGAATAACGGGGTCCGTAAACACAGAACACGCTTGCTTTAGGTACGCAGAATCGATAGTTATGTCATTGATTTGATAAACAGGCCGCGTTTTTCCTCCATAAATATGATCAGCTAGTGAGGCCTCAGATAAAAACATGTGCTTATCGCACTTAGGAATAATACGGTCGACGTCTGGAAACCTGGCATTGGCCTCGACCTTGATCATTTCTTTATTGTAGAATCCAGTCTCAATAGATTTATGTACAATATGTAATCTATGCCCGTCTGTAGCCATAATCCGATTACCGTCTGAATAGATGTATTGCAGATAATGACGAACATCGTTCTTTGCCATTGCGAGCGCAACCCATTGTTCGTCGGTTTTGGGCTTTGCTGGTATGTTTGGCATGAAATAAGCATAAAGACGTGCCATTTCGATTTCATCAAATTGACCGCCATTATTCAGGGCTTCACGAAAAGACGCATAGATAGCCCTTTTGCTGTACTCTGATTTATTCATACGGTCTGCTATTTGTGCTACTTTATTGATATTCATAGTAATTCCCCTTTCTGCTGTTTTCATGTCTCTATCCCCTGGTTAAATGTAATCTAGTTTGCTAAGTGAGAGTAAATACCATTAATTGCATGAGTAAAATTCAAGCCTAATTGCTTGCACTTCCATCTTATCTGCTGGATATAATCGCTCCATTCATAGCCTTCAGCGCGGCAAATTAATGAGCATTTAATTTCTCGCTCGTAAGCATTAACAGCTAGTAGTAACTCAGTCAGGTTATGCATGTCGCCTCTCATTAGGTTAAATGTAATCTACATAACCAAGTATAATGATAATACAGGGTATTGCAATACAATAGAGTAAATAAATATATAAATAGGCGCAATCGGTCAAGTTTTTGACTTGGGGATGTTATGTCATTAGAATGAAAACATAATAACCATAAGCCGGGATCTGACTCGATCCGATCAAACTGTAGACCAGACAGCGATCATAAAGAAGATATCATAAACGGCAAAATGAACAGGTAAAGCTGCGACTGGATCAAAGGATAGTATAAATCGGCAGGAGCCAATGTAACCGAGTTCCCTAGTGCCTGCATGGAACGCATAACTAAACATCCTGACAGGATAGAGATATGGCAGTAAACCAACAAGAACTATCAGATAATCTCAAGAACTCTCAAGTCAAGCCTAAACATCCTGGCGGTAGACCTACCAAATACAATACAGTAACAGTCAGAAAGGCTAGAGAGTATCTACAAGGTAAATTTAAGTCAGTGCCTACTATTGCAGGACTATGTGTTGCTCTGGGAGTGACAAGAGAGACTATTTATCAATGGATTAAGGATGAAAATAAGAAAGAGTTTTCTGACACTATTGCCTTAATGCCTGAAATTAAAGAAGAATTACTGATTCACAAGTCCCTAATTGGTGAGTTCAACAGCAATGTTTCCAAGCTTTTACTAGCTAGTGATCATGGTTATGACGGTGAGGCTAAGAGAGATTCAGGCATCACAGTCAACGTGGATCGAGGCAGAGTGGCAATAACTCAAGGTAATCAAACAGTTAGCGTTGATACTGAAGTAGATGTGACACCAGTTATAGAGCATGAGTAAACCCGCACGAAACAAGCTTAAGACATGGCATTACCGTACTAGCTCGCGCATATGGCTAGGTAGACACGACAGAAGCCCACTATGGTATGCATATTGCCATATAAACTGGCTGTTATATCAAGAGCTTAGCAGGTAGGTGGAAGGGGGTGGGTTGAAGGCAGGGCGGGCATGGAGTGTAGGGGTGGTAGAAGCCACATTACTGACCAATCAGTTTTACATGTTTGGGTGGCTGGTATCGGTAAGGGCCGCGAGGGGATCTAAATAGCCGTGATCCAACCAGCCATCCTCTCTCATATTATTGACTGATGGATTTTGAGATGAGTACTAAAGGCACATTGGGTTATATCGACAACTGGTTCATTCACTATCACAGGTATCACGAATCGCTGGATCAGACTATTAGAGTTGATTTGAAAATACTTGGTATCACTATACTGAGTCATTTCAAGATTAGAGATGTAGACTGGTAGATCCATATTGCGGTGTATGCGAGAACTATTTAGAGATGGTCACGGATAAATTTACACAAACCAGACAGGTGAATGTGATGAAAATACCAGAATATTTTGTTAAGGAAGGCGTTGAATTGTCTAAGGATATGACGCTATTTGGCGTCAGGATGGAGGAGTTATCAAGGGATGAGCTGCTGGCGGGGTGTGCTCGGGGCTGGAAGATGTATAACGACCAGGTACAGGAGAGCATTCGGACAATGGATACTTTTGCAAAACTGAAGTCAAGAATGTAAATCTTGAACATAAATCTCCCACATAACTGGAATCCGCGTGATTATCAGGTTCCGTTGTGGAATGCGCTGGGATCGGACATTAAGAGGTTTCTTGCTGTCTGGCACAGGAGGGCTGGCAAGGATGATGTGATGATGCATCACAACGCCTGCTCAGCCTTTGAGCGAGTAGGGAACTACTGGTACTGCCTCCCTGAGTACAACCAATGTCGCAAGGCCATATGGGATGCCATCAACCCTCATTCTGGGAAAAAGAGGGTAGAGGAAGCCTTTCCAGAGGAGATATGTGCGAACGTAAATAATCAGGAAATGAAGATCACCTTCAAGAACGGCTCAATGTGGCAGTTGATGGGATCTGACAATTACAATTCACTGGTAGGCTCACCACCTATAGGGATTACCTTTTCTGAATACGCTCTCTCTAATCCGACTTCATGGGGTTATCTCCGGCCTATATTATTGGAGAACGGTGGCTGGGCTAGTTTCAATACTACTCCCCGAGGTAAGAATCACGTCTACAGAATGGCTAATATGGCCGAGGACTCTGACGAGTGGTTCTATCAAAGACTCACCGCAGACGAGACCGGAGTCTTCACGCCTGAACAACTTGATGCTGAATTACAAGAACTTATAGCAGAGCACGGTGATGAAGCCTACGCCAGAGCCCTGTGGATGCAGGAATACTGGTGCTCCTTTGACGCTGCTCTACCCGGAAGTATATGGGGTTCTGCTACCGCCAATCTGGTCAAAAGGGGTGGTCTGAGGACTGTTCCATACACTCCGGGATATCCGGTTCACTCCGCCTGGGACTTGGGCAGGGATGATTTTACTTCTGTCTGGTTCTACCAGGCCATAGAAGGAGAACTGAATGTAATCGATTGTCATGAAGACAATTTCAAGGAGATTGAGGACTACGCTAAGGTACTGTATGAGAAGGGCAGGGACAGAAAATTGCGTTATGGCAAGCACTGGCTACCGCACGATGCCAAACCTACCCGAATGGGTATGGGTGGTAAGTCTATCCTTCAGCAGTTCATGGACCAGAAAGAAGAGTACAAACTAGACAAAAACTTTGATATAGGTCAATTTGACATCTGTCCTAATTTCTCCACTCAGGACGGCATCCAGGCCGCCAGAAAGACTTTTCACATCGCTAATTTCGATAAACGCTACTGTGAAGACCAGTTTGATCACTTAAAGTCGTATCATAGGAAACGAGATGACGATACTAAGATGTTCTCCAAGGAACCTGTCCATGATATGCATTCTCACGCAGCAGATGCCTGGAGATACCTGTCGTTAACGTGGAAGATGTCAAAACAGACACAAATAATTATATCTGATGAGGAAAAACTTGTAATGGGCTCTGTAAGTGCTATAACATTTGGTGAAATAAAGAAGGAACACTTCAGGAAAATGAGAATGGCGCGGAATAACCGACTATGAAATATCAATACGAAGAATTCTACATTAAAAAGCCATGCAGGATTGGAGCGCGCCAAAAAAAATATGGCAAATGGTTTGATGCGTGGTGGTATTCAAAGCATTGGAAGTTAAGAAAAAACATGAAATTTGGTCATTCATTCACAGAAAAGAAATCTCTTATTAATCAGGTCAAGGCCCATCTAACAGGAAATACATTACGAAGGACTCAGTGCTAATGAACTATGATGATAGTGTTCAATATTGGCTCAACGAGATTGAAGATGCCAGAAAAAGGGACAAGCACTTTCGTAAGGACGGTGAGACGATAAAATGTCTTTACAACGGTGAAAAGCCGGACGAAAACCCGTTCAATATCCTCTATTCCAATACAGAGACACTTCAGCCCACATTATACTCTCAACTTCCACGTCCCCAGGTTAAGGAGAGATTTCCCCAAAAAGACAGCAAGGGCTTTACTGTAGTCAATCCTCTCAATAAGGCGGTATCTGAAGCCTCTAACCATATGCTGTCGTACTTGATCGACACCAATGTAGAAGGGTTTGAAAAGTTCCACGATGCGATGAAAGAGGCGGTTTTAGACGCACTCCTGCCCGGTAGAGGCGTGACTGCGGTTCAGTTCGATGCCGAGATCAAGAAAGACGCTGATGAGGTCGAATGGGCCTGTGTCGTCGCCAATACCAAAAAATACAACAGGTTCTATCACGGATTTGCCACCAAGTGGGAGAAAGTCCCCTGGATAGCTTACGAGGAATATATAGATGAGGACGAGGCTAAGGATAAGTTTGGCGCTGAAATAGCCGAAAAGGTCCAATTCACGATTTCGGAGGAAGATGAAAAAAATCACACTGAAACAGAAGAACGCAGAAAAACCGCCCTCGTTTACCAGATATGGGAAAAGAACTCTAAGACTATCAAATGGGTCAGTCCTGCATACGACAGTTATCTTAAGGAAGACGACGATCCTCTGGATATAACCGGGTTTTTCAACACACCAAAACCTTTAATGTTGCACAGGAAGTCAAATGACCTGACTCCGACCCCGCTTTATCAATTATACGAAAACCAGGCCAAAGAGTTAAATAGACTAACAAGATCGATCAATAAAGTAGCCCATGCCATGAAAGTCAGGGGTGGGTATGACGGTAATCTAGGCGAATTAATGGAGCGCATCCTCGATGGAGAGGAAAATACATTAGTTTCGGTTGAAAACGTCACCGCCCTGATGGACGGGGGTTTCGAGAAGCACATCTGGCTGCTTCCTCTGGGAGAGCTTGCCGGAGTACTTCAGCAGCTCTATGCCTCAAGGGAGCAGTGTAAACAAACAATTTACGAGATTACCGGAATATCGGATATCTTGAGAGGCCAGAGCAAAGCCTCTGAAACTCTTGGAGCCCAGGAGAAGAAAGAAGCCTGGGGCATCATGCGTATCAAGAATATGCAGGGTGATGTTCAGGACTACGTTAGAAGTATCTTGAGGATGATGCTCGATGTTGCGGTGAACAAAATCCCACAGAGATTGTGGATAAAAGTCACCGGACTACCCTATCCTACTCGGGAGAAGAAGGAAAAAGCATTAGAGCTTATTAATGCACTGAAGCCTCAAATACAGGAGTTGATGACTTCAGGCCAGGAACCACAGAGGCTTCAAAAATATCAAAAAGAAGCAGGAGAGCTAACTGAACTACTATCCCAGCCCTCATGGGAGGACATCCTCGAAACACTTAATGAGGACTATATACGTTCGTTCAAGGTTGATATCGAGACAAACTCGACCCTGGATGTCGAGGCGACCGAGGACAAAAAGAACATCTCCGAGGCTATGAATGCAATGGCTCAGTTCATGAACGGACTGATGCCAATGGTTCAAAGCGGAATACTCCCGTTCGGTGCCGCCAAGTCACTTTTACTGGATATCTGCAAAAGGTACAGGTTTGGCCCCGAGGTCGAGGACGAAATCAACGCGATGACCGAGCCCAAGGGTCCGAATGCGGAACAGGTCCAGGAACAGCAGAAAAAGCTGGCCGAAGAGAAGAAAAAGCTCGATCAGGAAAAACAGAAATTCCAGGAAGAAATGAAGAAGGCTGGCGATAAATTAGACAAACAAGCGAACGATATTGAAAAAGACAATATGCGCTTTGAGTTCAAGAAGGAACTCTTCAAGCAGCAGCAAGAGATGGAGAAGAAACTCGCCTTAGAGGAAATCAAGAACGCAGACAAGGTAATGAGTGCTCAACAATCGTCTAATCAGGTCAAGGCCGAGACCAAGTTAACTCAAATCGTGACGAAATCTGAAAATTCCGTCAAGGACATGATCGAAAAACACGCACGAACAATTCAATCGATGGTGGACAAGCAGAATGCCAATATGGAGAAGGGCGAGAAGGCAGAGCCTCAATCGGTTATTATAAATGAAGCATCCCAACCAACCAGAAAGATAATCTCAATCAAAGAGAATAACGGCGAGATGATTGGCGAAATCACCTCTGAAGAATAATGTCCATTACCAATACAGCAGATCGGGTCAGGCTTGAGAGCAATGCTAAAAATGGCACGTTGAGTACACAGGGCGTTCTCAATGCAGATCAGATAAAGTTTGATACCAACATATCGACAAACAACGGCAATCTGGAAACAAGCCCAACCTTTGATGACCGCCATATTATTTTGCGAGAAGGTACAAGTACGGAAGAATTTAATATGGTTACGAGTATAGATGTCGATGGAGTGACCTGTACTTGTATAAACGATTGGGACACTGTCCCGGCCAGCGGTGATGCCTATGAAGTTCTGTATATTCCAGAAGACGTAAGCACGGTGCCGGGCTGTGATTTTGACTCTGTTTCTAGACAATTTATAATGACGAAACGCCTTATTATCGGTGTCACGACAACGACAAAGGGCGGGCTTGGTATATCCAGGGGCAAGATTCTACGCACAGATGATCGTGGAACATTGAGTAATATACAGGTTAATTCACTTGGCTGGCTGTTGATCGGTATTCAGAAAAACCTGCCAAATGGCAACATCCTCTCGGAACGCGGTGGCTTGATCATTTTCGACAAAGCTACCAGTAATCAATTAGCCATGGACATCGACGGGCATGCTTATATGTATGACTTCGGCATGTTTTCGATGCGTTCACACGAACAAGTCGTTGGTTTGAAAGTTACCCACGATGCAAGTTCCACGATTCACTGGTCAGGTTTCCAGGGACATGGTATGGACACGCCTTACAAGAGAAGGAAAAAGCGATTCAAAAACATTGATGGCAATCTCCTATTATCAATCACTGACATTAAAGGTTCTGCGCCCTACAAGGGACATTTAAAGTCTGAGCTTGATCAAGTCCTATTCCAGTATATCGATGATGCTGGTGAAGCTGCTGACAATGAGATCATGATCATACTTGAGGACGGATAATGGCGATCAGTGTCGGAGTGACCGCAAACGGTGGTGATTTCACTCAAATCTACAACATGCAGGATGCCACGGATAATGATGCCGAGGGTAGTATTTTTGGCACCATTGGAACAACCAATATCACTATATTTGTAGAAGGTACAGCCGGGATTCCTTATCAGGCTAAAGGTGCTGGTCATGGCTGGGCGGGCATGTGGAATAACAGCAATAGTTATAACATTGCCAATAACCATCTAAGGATAGCGGTTTCCTCGCTAGACCCGTTTCAAACTGAAGGTCATGCCACAGGTGGGGTAAATATGCGTGTCTCGCAAACTCAGGGTGGAGCTACCAATTGGGGGGAGTGGGAAGCTGGTGGTCAGGATACGCTACGCGTCAAGATTGATAACTTCATTCATCTGTGTATTGATACCTCAAGAACCTACGATTCTACAGGAGGAACCCCTTCATTAACCGCATGTAAAGGGTTTTATGGTGGCGGCACCATGCAATCCGGTTCCGGTCAGAATACGTTCCTGGTTGATAATATTTCTTACGGGGAAAAGATTCAGGTCTACGGAGGTACGGCCATCGCTCCAGGCACTAGCGCGGAACTTGCTGCTGTTACTCAAGTTCGGGAACATGGCGCGTTCCTTGATGTTGGCGGTGTTTATTATCTTCTTGCAGGAATAGACTTTGGTGAGACTGGTACAGCCTCAAGTTATTTTAAGGAAACCGGCCAGGTCTGGAACTGTCAGGGACAAAATGTCGCAAATGATCTGTATAGATTTACTTTTGAGGGTAATGCAACCGGCACCAATTCGTTTGATGTCGGCACCAAAAGCGGAACAGGAAAGACGGCAACAGGCGTCGGTGGTAATACCGTTATTGCTACTCAGGCACCCTTCAGCTTTGACGTTACTGATGCTAATTTTGACGAGCCGTATTTCTATGGCTGGGTGTTCAAGAATTCAGGGCATACGTCTGGAACCCACAACATCACTGCTGCCAATGCTGAGTATGTCAGCTGCTTGTTTGATAGCAACAGCAAAATCACTATTGCCAATAGCCCGCTATATGTTAATAACACAATAGCTGACTCGGTTGTTGCAAGCACTGAGGCAGCGATTGATTTAGGCACAAGCAAACCAAGCGCAAATACTTTTGCCAATATTATTCAATCAGGATGTAACGCTCATGGCTTGCGCATCTCAGGCACCAGTACCACAGGAGATACATGGGATCTGGACAATATTGCTATGTCGAGCAATACCACGGCTGACATACTGGTTGATTATCCGGCGCAGACAAGTGGCAAGGTTACTATAAATCTGAATAACGGTTCGGCGGCTAATTCGACGACTCAGGTAGCGGTTACAGGCGGCATTGCACTTATTGATGTAGATCTAGTTCAAAGTGTGTCTGTTACAGTGACCGTTCTTGATGAAGATACAGACTTACCGATAAACCTTGCTCACGTTCAAATATATCTGACTTCTGATTATTCGACAGTGGTGTTAAGTGGTGCGACAAATGCAAGCGGCATAATAACAGGCAGTTATGGCGGAACAACCCCAGCGGGTATAACTGGATGGGCTAGACAGATGGATATATCAGGAACAGATTATGTGCCTAAAGATTTTGCAGGATCAATTACATCAACAGGATTTACTTTGACAGTTAAATTAAAACCCTTAACTTAGGAAATAAGAAATGGCTATTTATGATACCGATGCAGACAGCTCGACGGCAATAACCGCCTGGCTAGCACAATTCAAAGTTGCGGCAACAGGGGCTATTACATTTGTCTCCGGTACGCATACATTCCACGTAAAGTGGATTAACAGGTCACTGCAAAAGATTCACTGGGATTTCTTAATCTCCGGTGATGATGAGGCCAACTTATCTTTCCCCAACCCATCAAAAGAGGAAGCACTTGGCAAGATCGTTACACTTAATGACCACACAACAAACTACAGCGTTAACTACACGGTTACAGACACGGTGATGCAGTACCACTTCGGCGGCTCGGTATCACAGAATAACGGTGATGATATTTATTATGGTTTGATCGTTCTTGGGTCAAACTCAACACCACTGCCATTAAAGATACTGCGAAACAATGTAGAACTGACCTCACACTGGGGCAATGGTAAGAACCAAACAGACTCAAACACGTTGCTTCGCGTGATGGTGAAAGGCCGAAGTGCCGGTGCTGATATTGATAACCTGCTGGTTCATGTAAAGGCCAGTACTTGGCTGGAGACGTATGCTATTTGGGGCACAACCCTTGCCCTTGGTGAATCCGTTGCATCTATCACCACGGCAGATGACCCACAAAATACAACCGCATTGCTCACGGTACAGGGTTACGGAATTACCAAGTCAGAAGGGTATAAATTGGTCGATCTGGATGGTAACGGCAATAAGCCTTACCTTGGAGAATGGTCTTATGCAGGTGCTGGAGCGGGTACAAAAAAATCCCTATACGAATTTGTCAAAGCGATTCTAGTCGATGGCACAACAGATACGCTCTACGGTGTTGATGGGGATTTATGGACAGGTCGCGTTTATGACTGCGTGATTACCACGACTCGATCAGGAACGTGGGTGCAGAATGAAACCTTATCTTGGGGTACTGGAGCCACAGCCGGAACGGGTCACTTGATGGGGGTTGATACCCTGACAGGCACGTCTACAACAAGGCTGGTATTCCATCTTGATACGGGCGTCTTTCCTGCTGCCGCACTGGTGGTTACTGGCGCAGGTCTTGCAACCGGAACGATATCCGGCACACCGGTATTATTGTCAACCAAACCAGAACATTTAGCGCAGTTCACAGGAAACTGGATTGGCGCGTACGGTATTGGTTTCTTGGCGGCAGAGGTTGGTCTAGGCGATTCGTTTATCGACCTGGATGGAAACATTGTTACACCTCCAAACAACGTTGCGATATCTGGCACTGTTGAAGCACTTAACTTATCAGACGATCTGCACGTATTTCTTGCGCCGAAAGACGCTGTGCTTACCGCTCCGGATATGACGGTTTATACCTGTGTTGGCGAAATCATCGGGGCTGGTGTTATTAGAGTGAATGAAGCGATTGCTGCGGATACGCCGCAGACGGGTTGGTTCGGCGTACTTAAAACAGGTGACACCACTTACAAGTTCTATGAATACAGTTCATGGGCTACCAGCACCTTCACGCTAGTCAGTACAATAGCAGGCACCGCGATTACCGCAAGTGATCCTGGTATGCACGCCATCTTCTACGATTCGATGACGGGGGCAGGCACTACCAAGACGCTGACTAACTCATTGATTCACTCATCTGATTTTGCGGTTATTGGCTGGATCAGGCATGGCGACGCATCTGGCGTTGATAAGATCGTGCCGATATCCGGGACGGTTACATCTGCCGGGTTTAGCTTCTCTGGCACGATGGAGGCCGAGGTTTAATGTGGCATATTCCGTTAATTGGGTCACTAAGGTATTAACGATACCCACTGCTGATCTGACGCTGGTATCGGGGACGCGGTATAAACTCCTGATGTCTGATTTCCTTGCGGAATGCAGGCGTCTGGAGTGGGATTTTGCCGAGGGTCTATGGGCACCGCCTATACTCGATCATTCAAATACTCGCGTTGATTTCGCGGGCGTTGACTATGCGCCGTTTGATGAGGTTGTTAATGGCTATACCGTCCAGGTGACAGGTGCAGCGACACGGGTCGATTTAATCGGGTCAAACAACAACATCATTGACGTGTTGATCGCCACAGGCGTTTCAGTGGTTCCAAATAACTCCGCTGGATTGCAGATTGTATCCACTGGATCAGGTCTTAGCGCAGGTCAAGATGCCAAGCTGACTAATGTTGATTCAGCTGTCAACGCAAACCTGAAAAACATTGAAGGCACTGACAGTCACGCTATGGTAATGCGCGTAATACGTGCCGCACTTTGCGGAACGGCGAAGGATGCCGACACTAATGAACCAATCACGGAGGATACTGTACGGATTGCTTATATGAGTTCGGATGGTTCCAAACCACGCCTTATCTTTGATGTGGTCAATCTGTATGGCACCAGAACAGGTGCAACACTGGATATGTCCCCCTAATGGCTACTGCTTTTAGTCCAGCTGTTTTTGCACCCCATGTTTTCGCTCAAGGCGCTTTTGGCAATGGGCCAGGTCCAGGGCCAGGCGGACCACCTGAAGATACTGGGGCTGGAGCTGGCTATCCGGTAATTATCTATAAAAAGGAAGATAAAAGGCTTAAGCCGCCTAGAAAGAAAATTAAAAAGCAGCTAACTGAAGCCGAAATAAATAATGATGAGCTTCTTTTTGATGAATATAATGAAAAGCTTATAGAGAAAACGGCATTATCAGTAAACGCGAAGTCTATTAGCGAAATTATACTTGATACAGAGCTAATAAAAGAACTAAGATATATCAATACATTAGAAAATAGTTATAAGGCAGATGCTCAAAAACTTAAAGCAAAGTATAGAAAAATATTATTAATGCTGATGATGGATGAAATTTAATGCCAATTTATGTATATAAGTGTGAAAGCGGCCATAAATTTGATGTTTTCCTTAAGCTTTGTGACTATGACACTCCTCAAACCTGTGAATGCGGTCAATCCGCAGCCCGCATAATCGTTCCCACCATGATCAATTGTGATATGCAGTCATGGGACTATTACGAATCTCCTGTAAGTGGTAAGCCGATCCGGTCCTATAAAGACAGGCAAGAGGACATGGCGCGACATGGGTGTGTAGATTACGAACCTTCGATGAAGCAGGTTCAAACGAACAATATTAAGCAAATGGACGACGCCTTAGATAAAAAGGTTGATGATACGGTAGAAAAGGAATGGGCTAAAATGCCCTCAGATAAGCGAGAGGATCTTGCAAAAGAGTTATTATCAGGTGCAGATGTTGAGCTAATAAGACAATGAATTATACAGAAAGGAATATAGAGCATGATGTATAAATATCCATTTAAATCAGTAGGATATAAAACTACAAAGGCACAATTTAAAACATTTGCTGGTGATTTAACGCTTACAAATTATTTAGTTAGGTTTGTAACCTTCGATTATGGAGATTATAAAATAAGCATAATCCAGGACTAAATTAACCATCGTCGTGATGACGATAAATTCCCATAGAGCCCAGACAGGGCCGCAGGAGACATTATGAGCGCAGCAGAGCAAGAAGTAACCGAAGCTATAGCAGAAGCCGAGCAACCTACAGTTGAGCCGGTAGCAGCCCCCCATGACTTTGATATCGAAGCGGCCAGTGATTCCATTGCTGCCGATCTTTTCCCTACTCGTGAGAAAAAAGATGACGAACCTGATAACGGCGAAGCAAATGAGAAAGTGGCTGAAGAAGGAGAGAAGGAAGCAGGAGCAGAACCAGAAAAACCTGAAGAAGCTGAAAAACAAGAAGAAGTAGAAAAAACCCCAGCACCACAGTCGTGGGCCAAAGATACTCATGAATTATGGGATTCGATGACCAAAGGCCAGCAGGATCAGGTTATTTTACGCGAAACCCAGATGAAAGAGGGCGTAGACGTAAGAAAGCAGGATGCTGAGCTTGGCATGAAGGCAAGAGATGCTTTTGCCCCATTTGAAAACGTCCTCAAGCAAAATAACATAGATCCTATTGCCGCTTCACAAAAGATGATGGCAAACCACATCAGACTTGCTTCCGCACCAATGGAAGAAAGAAAGCAATTATTCAACCAACTGGCCAAGAACTACGGCATAACCAACGAGCCGGTTGACGAAGAAACCAGCAAGATTACCCAAAACCCGTTTGTCAAAAACCTGATGAACGAGGTAAATCAATTAAAGCAAGATGTAAATGCGAGCAAAAACGCCTCTCGACAGGAGGCTGAAGTTCGCATAAGTAGCGAGGTCTCAGACTTCGCCAGCAAGCATGATCACTTTGATGATCTTTCAGATGAGGTAGCACGCCTTATCCGAGCAGATTATAGCCTTGATGATGCTTACAAAATCGCCTATCGCGCATCTCCCTATTTTGAAAAAGACTTGGAGAAGCAGAGGGAAGAAAAGCAAAAGGAAGCCGAGAAAGCGAAAAAGTTAGAAGCGGAAAAGGCCAAAAAGGCTAAATCCGTAAATGTCAGAGGTCGAGACACCGGAAAAGCGCCGACCGCGCCCAAAGGAACGATGGAAGACACAATGCGTGAAACTATGCGCGAAATCAAAAACCGTAACTAAATAGGAGAAGAGAATGGCTACTAGTCCAAACTCAACCTTTACGGAACTGGTGTCAACCACATTCCGTAAGCATCGGAAGGAAGTCAAAGATAACGTTTCCAACCGTAATGCACTTTGCAAGCGCCTGATGAAGAAGGGTAATTATGAAACCGAAGACGGTGGTCTGACGATTGTAACCCCGCTTGATTATGCCGAGAACTCGACTTATCAACGCTACAGTGATTGGGATACCCTGGATATTGGTGCTTCTGATGTTATCAGCGCAGCTGAATACCAGTGGCGTCAGATTGCTATTAACGTAGTAGCAAGTGGTCGTGAGCTGCGTATCAACTCGGGCGAGTCTCGCATTATCAAACTGGCGAAAGCTCGCCTGAAGAATGCGATGAGAACGTTTAATAACAACTTCTCTGAAGACCTGTATTCTGATGGAACAGCCTCTAACCAGATCAATGGCCTCCAAGCTATTATTTCCGATCTCGGTACGGGCACAGTCGGTGGTATTAACTCCACTCCTTTCCCATTCTGGCAGAATCAGATTTTCGATGCTTCCGATAACTCAGTAACGATATCGTCCAGCACTATCGAGAATTCAGCCATGCTGCCCTTGTGGTTAGACCTTGATCGTGGTCCAGATGACCAGACGGACCTGATTGTTTCCGATAACAACTACTATCAGTTTTTCGAGGCTTCACAGGTGTCGATCAAACGATACATGGATGCAACAACTGCTGATGGTGGTATGGTGTCGCTGAAGTACAAGGGTGCTGACGTGATGTTTGACGGTAACTCAGGTATTCCCGCTAATCGCATGTACTTTATCAATTCGGATTATTTCGGCTTGTGTGTACACCGTGATGCAGACCTGGAAGTTGTCGAAGAGCAGCGTCCGATTAACCAGGATGGAGTTGTTATTCCGATCCTCTGGATGGGCAACCTGACTTGCTCCAACCGTAATCAGCAAGGCGTGATCTTGCCTTAACAGGAGAACTATTATGACTTTTAGAATCACTGATACAGTGGCAGGTACTCAGCCAATCGCTGATACTTCAACCACTCAGGAACATCCTCTGGGTACGATTGTTCGCGCAAAAGATCCTACTTACGGTGAAGGCGAGTTTGTTTATTGCTCAGGTGTGGCATCGACAGTAGTTGGGTCTTTTGCCACAATCCATGAGGATGGATGGACCACAACTTTACTGGCGGCCAATGATATTGGTCGAGTTGGTATAGCCATGTCGATAAACGTGGCTAGTCAGTATGGCTGGTATCAAATCAGCGGTAAGGGTGTTGGCAAGGTAGCAACAGGCTTTGCAGACAATGGTCTTGTTTATGCAACAGCAACAGCTGGAACAGTAGATGATGCCGTAGTAGCTGGTGATCGTGTGAAGCAGTGTATTGGCGCTTCGGCTATTGATACACCGTCAACAGGACTCGCGGAAATGGAAATGGATCGTCCGTTCATGGATGATGCAACAGCAGCATAAGCTGAATGGAGGGGTGTAAAAACCCCTCCTTTATATACATAATCCAGACAGGAGAAAAGTATGAATGTAGGTGAATCGCTAGACAAAGAAGAACGACCGGCGTATGTCCAATTCGAGACAAGAGCCGTTGAGAATAAGCAAGAGACTTTAAGGCAGGGGCATTATGTCGGCAGAGATGTTGATTTTGTTCTTGTTACATTGCCAGGTGGAAGGGATATTTACGAGAGTAAGGTTGATCCCTGGTTTGAGAATAAGGAGCGCCAGGCCCGTAATGGCAGGGTAGATCCTGCACACTTGGATTATTACCATAGGGCTTATAAAGCATGGAAAGAAGGTCAGGAGATCCCCGTAGATGGCACTCCGGTGAAGGGATGGGGCCTGGTCTCACCGATGCAGGAGAAGACTATACTGATGGCAGGAATCAAGACTATTGAAGATCTGGCGGCCAGCAATGACGAAGCCTTGAGGCGTCTTGGTATGGGCGGGCGTGATCTCGTTAATAAGGCGAAATCCTGGTTAAGCTCAGTCAGTGATCACGGAAAAGTTGCAATGGAGAATGCCACCCTGAAGAAGGATAACGAGAATCTAAGGACTACGGTCGAGTCTCTGGAGGAAAAAGTTAATTTCCTGATGCATAAAATGGATCAAAAACAAGTAGATAACGGAATATCTGAAAGTGATATAGATGATGTTCCACATGAAACAATCATGGCTGCTGATATCATACCTTCAGAGGCATCTATTTCTGATCAGTATTTTTCCAAGTTCGGCAAGAAACCGCATCACTTAATGAAAGAAGAAACCATTCGCAAGAAACTGGAAGAATGATATGAGCCTATTGACAATCGTGCAGCGATTCTTTGAAGAGATCAATGTTGATCAAAACATAACAACGGTTATGGGTGCAACAGATCCGCAGGTACGTCAGGCAAAGGCTTTACTACAGAAGGAAGGTGATGATCTCTCAGGCCGAGGTGATTGGGAGGCTTTAGTCAATGAGGCCACCCATACGACATTAGCCACTGAAGACCAGGGCGCTATTGCCACTATTGCTTCAAATGGTTTCAGATACGTCAGGAACGACACCATATGGGACAGGGATCTGAGGCTTCCTGTTTACATTATCGACGCAACTGACTGGCAGCAGGTCAAGGCTATTGCGGTCACAGGTCCAAGATACCAGGCCAGGATTAGGGGTGGCAGGTTAATATCCAACCCCGTACCTATAGCCGGGCATGTATGGGCGTTTGAATACGTTACCTGGAACTGGATGACCGATTCCACTGGCGCCACTCAGAAACAATATTTTACCAATGATGGTGACATCCCTCTCTTACCCGAGCTTCTCTTAGAGTCCGGTCTTCAATGGCGATGGAAGAAGCAAAAGGGCATGGAATATGCGGAAGACTTTAGGACTTATGAGACTCTGGTTGCCAATGAGCTATCAAGAAATGGTCTGAAAAGACCCGTCAGGCTTGATCAGAGCGCAGCTACACCCAAGCCTAAAGTATATGTCCCTGAGGGGAGCTGGAATTTATGAGAGCACCACTCAGGACAAAAGGTTATCAGAGGCAGGTATCAATACCTCAGTCATTGCCTGCGCCCATTGGTGGATGGAATACCCGTGACTCGGTTGCTGCAATGCCCCCAGAAGATGCGGTCAAGCTGGATAACTTCTTTTGCACAACTGAAGATGTAGAAATAAGAGGCGGGCAATCTGATTATGCCACTACGATAACGGGAACAGTTGAGACCTTGGCGACGTATACCGGGCTTGATGGAACTGAGCAGTTTTTCGCGGTATCTGATACGGATGTTTACGACATATCGTCAGGTGGCGTGGCGAGTGCAGAAGTCTTAACGGTAACAGATGGCAAGTTCCAATACCTTAATATGGGTGATGGAACAAGCGAATGGCTGCTAATGTTCAATGGAGTTGATGCGCCTAAATATTACAATGGTACAGCATGGACGCAGGTTACTGGCGCAACATCACCCGCCTTGACGGGTGTTACCCCGACAACCGTTATAACAGCTTGCACCTATCATGGCCGTCTGTTCCTGATTCAAAAGGATACCTTAACATTCTGGTATCTGCCTGCTGGTGTCGTTGGCGGTTTAGCGGTGGCTTTTGACCTATCTCCCTTCGCTTCCCTTGGTGGTTATATCGAATGGGCTGCGACATGGACATTTGACGCCGGTGATGGCATCGATGACATGATTGTGTTCATGACGTCAGAAGGGCAGGCCATTATCTACAAAGGAACAGATCCGGCATCAGCTTCGGCATGGCTGAGAATTGGGACTTACTTTCTTGGTAAGCCTCTTGGCCGGCGCTCATATACTCAATATGCTGGTGATCTTCTTGTTAACACACAGGAAGGCATCTTTCCGATGTCTGAGGGTATAAGAAAAGCGACTATAAATGATCGGGTTGCAGTGAGTGACAAGATCAAAAAGACCTTCAATACTGCGGCAAGGGATTATGGCGGTAGCTTTGGCTGGCAGATCCAGCATTACCCGCTAAAGAATGCGATTATATTTAATATTCCAGTATCGCCAACGGGTCAGCATCAATACGTAATGAACACAATTACCCAGGCATGGAGCCGGTTTATGGCATGGCCCGCGCAGTGTTGGGGTATGTACAATGACGAGATTTATTATGGCCTGAGTACGGCTGTACAAAAAGCATGGACAGGACGAAGCGATGACGGTGAAAATATTGTAGCAGAAGGGCAGACGGCATGGACTAATTTCGGTGCATCCACTCAGTCAAAGGACATGAAAATGTTCAGGCCAATGGTCCAGACTAATGGATCTATTGATTATTTAACGGACATAGATGTTGATTTCAGAAATACACCGATAACGGGTGTTGTCAGCTTTACTCCTGAGGTGGGGGGTGCCTGGGGTACTGGATTATGGGGTACGGCCACATGGTCAGGATCACTCGACACTATATTGAAATGGACCTCACCTGATACGTACACTGGCTATTATTTTTCAGGGAAATTGAAGGTCGAAACAAAAACAGTTGATTTGCACTGGCTTGCAAGCGATTATGTATATGAAACAGGCGGAATATTATCATGAGGATATATTATGGGTTTTAGCCTTCCATTCTTTAGCTCACCAGATCTCCCGCCTCCACCTGACTATACAGGGGCGGCAGAGGCCACGGCAGCGGGAAATCTGGAGTCATCGAGAGCAGCAACAACAGCTAACCGATATGATCAATTTACTCCGTTAGGCAGTCTGGAATGGACCAATCTGGGTGAAGAGGTTTTTGATGAAGCCGCTTATAACGAAGCAATGGCCGCCTATGAAGCCCAAGCACAGGCTCCAGCTTCTCAGGGCTATTACTCATCTGCTCAGGATGAATTTATATACCCAGGCGGCGAGCCGACAGCTCCAGTAGGAACAGCGCCGGATAAAGCTGATTTCACCACAATGACGAATGAGGATAAGTGGCGCTCTGATGTAACCCTGTCGCCTCAAGTTCAATCTCTATTCGACAAGGGATTGATGATGCAGGACATCTCAGCAGATATCGGACTGACGGCTGGTGATCAGATTAAGGACACCTTCTCGACGCCGTTTGAACTGGATGACTTTGAGGGTTATCGAGAAGATGTCTATGACGCCATGCTTTCACGTCTTGAAGAAGATATTGACAAGGACTGGCAGAGTCGTAACGCAGAGCTATACGCAGGCGGCATAGGACGTGGTACAGAGGCTTACGGCTGGGAGCAGACCCAAAGGGACAGGATGTTAAATGATGCTCGCCTACAGGCTTATACGGGCGCTACAGACCAAGCCTTGAGGGAGAGAGGCCAAACAGTCAAAGAGGCTCTCCTGGAGAGAAACCAGCCATTGAATGAATATAATGCATGGAGAACAGGTGCTCAGGTCGATCTGCCTACCTTCCAGCCTGGAGGCCAGCAACAGACCACTGCGGGACCGGACTACACCAGTGCTGCAATTGAGCAGGGTCAATACGATTTGGCGGGTTATAACGCTGATGTCATGGGTCAGAATGCCATGATGAGTGGCCTATTTTCTCTTGGTGCCGGTGGGCTGATGGGAGGGTACTTTTAATGCCTAGTTTCTTTAACGATCTACCCCCTGAAATTGCGTCCCAATATGAAGAGATTGTCCGCAGAAAGAAGATTCAGGAAGCTATGATGGGCCAGACCCTACAGCCGCATAAACAGCAGGTCGGCAGGAGTGGCCGTTATCAGGTTGCTGTACCCTATTCTCCATTAGAAGGTGCTACTAAACTAATTCAAGCCGCCATGCTTAATAAGCAGGCAGGGAAAAGCGACGAGGCCATGCGCCAGTTAGGGCAAGACTATCAATCCGGTGGTAATGAAGTCGTTAGAAACATGCTTGCCCAGAGTCGTGGTGATGTTCCCTGGAGAGAGCCTGATCCTGCTGGAGCAGCAGTAACGGGTGCTGGAAGCCCCTACCCACAAGGCCAAAGGGCTGCGGAGGCAATGCTGGAGCAGAATTGGTCAAGAGGTCAGCCTGCTCGTCCAACTGGATCGACGGAGGGTTATTTCGTGATGGAAAACGGTAGGCCCAAGATGGTTGAAAACCCAGAAACAGGATCACCATTGATGCCAGCCTATGCTGATCCCTCTATGCGCCAAGCTTTTCAATTCGCAGGTGAAACCGGAACCGGGGCGGCAAAGATGGGTTATGTACCAGAGCTTGAGCGCCAGAAGCAAGTGCAGCAAGCGATTGGTGAAAAGCAGGGCGAGCTAATAACGACAGAGAGGCAGAGACAAACGGCGCTAGGATCAGAAAAAGCTAAATTCCAGAATCTTAATAACACGGTTGATACCGCTTTGGAGCAGGCGGAAGGGTTAACTACTACCGGGCTTGGTGCTCAGTTAACAAGCTGGATAGGTGGTACGCCTGCTGGCGACCTGGCTGGAACACTAGCAACCATCGAGGCTGAAGCTGGTTTTGGTAGATTGCAGGAAATGAGGGATTCCTCAAAAACGGGGGGTGCATTAGGGCAGGTATCAGAAAGAGAACTTGAGCTATTGACCTCCGCATTTGCATCATTAAAGCAGAAGCAATCGGGTGATCAGTTAACAAGAAATCTCAGAAAATTCAAAGATCAGTATAAAAACTCATGGAAGAGAATTAATGAGGCTTATCACAAGGATTATGGCGAATATTACATGGACCCGAAAACATTTGAAGATAAGCCAACACCTGACGCACCCATTGAAGACATTCTGAAGCATTTAGGAATAGAGTAAGTGGCAACTAAAGAGCAGCTTGAGCAGGGTATAAGAAAAGCCTATGAAAGTGGCGAGATAGACCTCGCCAAGCGTCTTGCTGTTGAATATAAAAAAATCCCTACTAAGTCTGAATATGCGGGAATTGCAGGGCATCCTGCAACACGGGTTGCCTATGGTGCTGCGGCTGCGCCCATAGGTGCTGCTCAGTTAGTCGCTGAAGGGCTTAGTGGTGCGCCACAGGCCGCGCTACCAACTCCATTGCGAGCTTTAAAGCTTGGGCTGATGGGTGCTGATGCAGCAGCAGGCGAGCAAAATGTTGTAGCAGAGGCGATAAAAGAAAAATTGCGCCAATACGAAACAGCCAAAGAACAAGGGCGGAAAGAAAGAGGCTCTGAGGGATTTGACTGGTGGGAGCTTGCTGGAATGGGGACAACCCCATTTGCATTAGCTAAAGGAGCAGCTATAAAAGCACCTGCATCATGGTATGGAAGAATGGGGGCAGCGGGTGCTGAAGGTGCTGGCTATGGAGCATCAATGCCTGTTACTGGTGATGATTTTGGTACGGAAAAAGTGAAGCAAGCACTGACGGGCGCTGCATTAGGGACTGCGTTTGGTGGCGCGCAGGAACTAGGGCGAAAAGGCTTTCAATATGGTAAAGAACTGTTTAGTCCGAAAAAGACAGCTGAAGATTTCATTAAAAAGAAATTTGGTGGTGATACTGCAAAATATAAAGAAGCTGTAGAAGGCTATCAGGAAAGACTTCCCGGCCATCAGCCAACGGTCGCGGAGGCTTTAGGCCAGCAGCAACGAAAACTTCAAGGAGAGGGCACGGCTGATTTATACTCAAAAGAAGCTGTTCAATTATCAAAGGATTTACAGAAAGTCGGGAGAAGTCTCGATGAAGCAGACATAGGCGCTGATATCAAGATGAGAGAGCTAATTACAGGAGAAAAGCTAACCAGGGCAGGCGAAAGGACAGTTATGAAAGAGATTGGAAAGCAGGCTGATATTGATTATTCAAAAGCGACAGGTCAAATAGAAATACCTTCAGAGTTAACAAAACGCCCTTCTGTAAGAAAAGCAATAACAAAGGTAAGGCAGGCAATTATGGAGGCGCCTGAAAGATATGGAAAGCTTCCAACAGAAAAAAATAAGTTAACTGTTGCTCAATTTGGTAGATTGAAGCGTGAGATTGGTGAGACGGTTTCCAGAAAAGTCGGTAAAGGGAAAATGAATAAAACGGAAGCAAGCGAAATTCAAGGGACTTTGAATAAAGTTAATGAATCGTTAAAAGAGGCTTCGCCAGAATATAAGCTTGCAGACGAGCAATTTTCTAAAGGTATGGTTCCGGTAACAAAGGGCAGGCTATCAAGAGGATTGGAAGAAAAGTTATTCCCAGAAGGGAGGGCAAGGCAAGGCGCTGCCTATATGAAATCTATTGAAGACGAAGCAATTCTTACAAAATTAACCGGGAAGCTCACAACATCAATAGATGATGTTTTTGAAAAAAGCAGCGCAAATCAAAAGCGCGCAGTCAAGGAAATGCTGCTCGACCAATGGCAAGCGAAGCGCGTTAAAGGCGCGTCTCAGATAGCTGAAATTGATGGAAAGATTACATTAGAGTTGCCTCATATACTGTCAAGGCCAGTAGTGATAACAAATGCGGTATTGAAGCATTTTGGTAAAGACTTAACACCAGAATTACATAAGCATCTTGAGTTAATAATGAGAGATCCAAGCAGGTTCATTAAGGTTCTTGATGGTCCTGTCGAATCTACAGAAACTAAAGCAGCGGTTGATCTTGTGAGAAGATTGGGCGCTATGGCTGCGGCCAATGAAGCAGGAGAGTAAATAATGCCGTTTAACGGATCAGGTATATATAACCTACCAGTAACAACAGTAACCCCTGCTGTTGCTGGGACCACGATAGATGACTCAGAATTCAATACATTCACTGCTGACTTGAAATCTGCTTTGACTAATTGCATCGTTAAAGACGGGCAAACAGTCTCCCCCATCTTAATTAATCCAAAGATCCTTACAAAGGTTCTTGATACGAACGGCAATGAAGTATTGGATTTAGCTGGCACTGCATCTGCTGTCAATAATATTCTAATTCAGAATCAGACAACAGGGGTTAAGCCGATTATAAGAACAATAGGTGAAGTGGATGTAGGGATATCGTTTCAGGACACTGAAAATGAGCAAATGCTTAATCTTGAATCTGTTGCAAACGCAGTTAATGAGGTTTCAATCACAAACGCGGCAACAGCCGGTGCGCCATCAATAGCGCCTACTGGCGGCGATGTTAATATCGATCTTGAATTATCAGGTAAAGGCACAGGCGATGTTGTTGTTACTAATTTAGCTGCAACAAGCGCGACATTAACAACTCCGACATTAACAACTCCGACATTAACAAGCCCTGTTATAAATACAGGCGTATCGGGTACTGCTGGTGTTAGGGGTATTTTTATTTTAGACAATCCTGAAACGTTGTATAGCAGCGCAACATATACATCAGGAGCATGGACATCTTCAAGCGGATTCGCGTCCACAACATTGCCGACAGCTGGCGCAACAGGGGCAATAGTCAGGTTATTTGTAAGAATGCATTGGCTAACTGATACAGATGTTCAGGGATTATGCGCGATACGTAAAGCAGGGGAGATTGATACAGGCATCCCAACCTATATTAATATGCAGCGGGCAAACCTCAATAGTAACGGGCTAAACCAAATATCTCCAAGCGGAGAAGGGACAGTTGCTCTTGATGCAAGCTCTGATTTTGAATTCAATTTTAGTTGGGACACGTTGGTTGCGCCAACAATCGACCAAAACTTCACTGTAACGCTTATCGGTTATTATGTTTAATGGACTTTAACGACCCTACATATTTTCTGGATATAAACGGACTGTCAAAGCATATTGGCGGCCAGGATTACGACTATAACGAGACTAATCCAGGTATAGGAATAACCAGGGAAACAGTAAATGATAAGGTGGTAAAAGCTCTGATGGCTGGTGTTTACGAGAATAGCTTTGAAGATACATCGGCGTATGCTGGGGGCCATATAGCAAAAAGATTTGGTGATGATTATTATCTCGATCTTGGAGTATCAGGCGGCCTTATAACAGGATACGATGATAATGCATTAACTCCAATGGCAGCATTAATGGCTCAGGTTGGTAAGAAAGGGTTAGGCAGATTAAAGTTTCAATATGTACCAAGTATTGAATCAAAGCAGCCTGCTCTTTTAATGATGAATGCAGGATATGAATTTTAAATATATAGGTGATATATGACTCAAGCAGTAGTAAATACAGAACATAATGTAGTTAATACGGTTAGTACCGATGCGAATGGCGATGTAGTAACAGACGCATCCGGGAATCAAGCGGGGAATATCGTTGCGAAAACAGATTCAGTTATTTATGCAAGCGGAACTCTTGACGCCACGCTATTAAATGATAGCGATGTTATTCCAGATTTCCAGGACTGTGATGGAGTGATGCTTGTAATATCTGGAATAGCCGGTGGGGCGCTTGTTTCTTGCAAGCTCGATGTTTCAAGCGATCAGTCAGGGGTGTATACATCTAAAATAGGATGGCGTGGTATTAATAATACCGATAACCATCTGGCTGCGCCAGTTGTTGATATTGCTGCATCATCGACCTATGAGCGTACATTCGCAACTGGAGGGAGTGCGTTACAAATTTATGTAAGTACGGTAGGAACGGGGACAATTGCTTATCAGATTGTAGGAAGAGGTAAGGCTGTTGGAAAAAAGTTGTAAAAGGTGCAACTTATTTTGATGGTGATACTATTACTTATTATGACAATACAGCATTGAGTTATTAATATGCATTTATTTGATAAATTCGCAAGCGACACCACACCATCAATAGAGAGCGCGCTTTATTATGCCATGTCAGGCGCTATTGGTGGGAGATCGCAGGTTGGAAGGGCTGTTATAAACTACACTGAGTTCGATTATATTTTAAAAGGTGATGGCTCAACCATATGGAGTATTGAAAGAGAAGGATCAGCAACAGACCAGGGTGCGGACTTAGGACTTGCCCTAGCGACTATATGTACAGCAGCCAACATGCCTAATGGCGGCAAAGTCCTGATTGATTATGATGGTACTTTGCAGGTAACAAGCTCTCAACTAATAGATTCAGTTAATAATCTTCATATAGTGGGTACTCCAAATCTAACAGTTCAGGCGTCTGGGTTTTCATCTGGAACGGTGTGGGACTGCATAAAATTTAACAACTGTGATGATGCGATTATTGAAGGATTCACTATAGATGGTAACAGGTCTTCTTATATATGGACTATTCCAGTCACTGACGATGCCGGAAATTGCCTTCATTTCGATTCATGTGAACGCTACATGATTAGAGATATGTACCTAAAAGCAGGATTGTTTCATGGTTTCTTCGGTTCCGGGCAAACAATATCAGGAACCCTGATGTATACCAAAATGACCGGCAACGGGTACAGGGGGTGCCACATACATGGCGGGGCAGTCTTTAGTATTGATGGATTCAGAACCCTGTTTAACGAAGTATGGGCTAATGGCCAATACATATCAGCAGGGTTGTCTACCGGACTGTTTATGGCGTTTGATAATGCCTATGATGCAATTATTATGGGTAATCACATACACGATGAAACAGGCGCAGGGATGGAGTTATCTGGTTTGCTATCTAGTACAGTATCAGCTCAGAAAGTTTCTGTTATTGGCAATACACTAGATGGAAATGCTTATGGTATACGTTGCTTATTAACCATGATCGATATGGTTGTAAGTGGCAACACTATAAGAGGCTGCACAAATTGGGCAATGGAGCTTAATACAGTCCAAAATACATCTATTACTGATAACATTATCGCAGATAATGCTGATTGGGGTATTTACTGTAATAACTCCATTCAAAAGCATATTAATATGTCAGGCAATATTCTTAAAAGAAATCAGGGTGGGGCAATGAGGCTCAGGGGTGAGCATTTCTCTGTGTGCAATAACCAGTTGGCTGATAACACAGTTTCGGGTGGTGGCGCAAAAGATCAGATATCCTGCAATACATTATTAAAAGCTAATATAAAGAATAACAACATTTCAGACGATAACTGGGCTAATACGCTAAGAGCAATATATGTTGCTGGTAGCTGTAAGGATGTGCATGTAGTGGACAACATGTGTGGCAATACTGGTCCAACTGCGGATATCCGCTTTGATAATGGTGCGGTAGGGTGTCTAAACATGAACAATAGATATACTACACTTGTAGATAATACAGTGACTGCGCCGGCTCTTGTTACTGTCAACGATGTAGCGAGCGCGTTCAATTGATTTATGCAAATAAACTGGAACGGAATGGTTACAGCGGGCCTTGTGGCTGCAATCGGAGCAAACTTTACATTTACCGCCTGGCTGACTGTTATGTGGATTGAGACAGAGACAACACAAGGTATTGTCGAAAAGACGCTGGAGTCACATAACGACAGAATTCAGCATATAGGCGAAGAACATTCGGATATGCATAATAGAATTGACCAGCTTCCATTAATGTATACCGACAGGTACAGGGGTGTAGATGCATTAAGGGATCAAAACAGCCAGTTGAAGGTGGATGACGTGCAGAATGGACGCATAAAAGACCTTGAGGAAATGCATTTATTCAGACACAATCTAAACAGACATTCTGAAAGGGAAGGCTATAATAGGAGATCAAATGACAACTAAATGCACGGAGCCTGGTATGGACTATATTAGATGGATATTTGTTGCAGCCCTAGTAGCACTATTGTTTGTAATTGGGCCTAATCTTTATCTCTATTTTACACAGTATTTTCAATGAACCTACCAACCTGGGAAGAAGCTGGAATAATTGGAACCATCGGTGTGTTTGCCGCCCCTGCTGTTATTGTGGGTTGGTATTTGTGTGATAACGCTGTAAGAACAACCGTTGAATTTCATGAGGAAATGTCCAGATCCTTACTAAATATGATAGCTGATCTATCTGATTGCTCAGAAGCATCCGAGAAACCAGATGGATCCGATTCAGCAGATACTTGAACTGTCATTCGGTGACAGGATATTTGAGCAGTATCCGGTTAGCTTCATCATAATGGTATTGTCCGGATTCGGGTATTTGCTGAGATATATTATTTACTGGAAACAGACTAGAACGGTAGTTGAGTTTAATAAAACATTGCTTTCACAAATCGAATACCTTTTACAGAAGAGGGATATAAAATGACAATAAAAGCACCTGTATTTTTAATGATTATCGTAATCCTGGTTATGGTAATACCGCAGATCGTTTCAGCGGCGGACACTACTCCCGTTAATTGGGTTCATCCAACCGAGCGAACTGATAATAGCTTAATTCTGCTGACTGAGATAAAGGGAACATGGATACAATGGGCAGACGACAGAACGCTTGTGTTTCCAAACATAATACCTGTTGCATCAACATCAACAACCATTCAAGGCGGACTTACAGACAGAGCTATTGTGTTGATAACAGAAGACACAGATGGTAGAAAATCAGCACCTAGCCTTGCATTTGTCATTAAAGCGAGTAAAGCGCCCCCAAAGTCCCCGACCGTAGTTACTGCGCCAGTCGCTACAGATCGTGCCTCGCCGATTCAATAACGGCAAAATACTGCATCGATATGTTGGCTTGCTGTCTGAGAATTGCTGGGGACATTAAATAAGCCGGTATCGGGGCACGTCACCGGCAAGGCGCTGAAAAGGAGTTTAAACCTAGCCCCAGGGGAGTTAATGTTTTAACGATCCTTTTTCTATATTTAGGTTCATTGAACCAAGATTCGCTCCACTAGGGGCCATGCAGTTTCTGGCTCCATCGCATCCACAATCAGGAAATGAGCAATTCAGGAAGTCTTCTTCAGTATTTCCATATTCATCAACCTCAAGACTGCAATGGCTACAAGTCTCTTCTGGTTCATGGTCAAAAGCATATTCACAATAAGTTTCTTTTTCCATTTCATTCTCCTAACCTACACCTCTAAACGCAGTACTCATATCAGTTAAATACTCACCAATACGCTTGTCTGAATACTTAAATGCAATTATAGCGCCTATTATGGTGCCGAATATGAGCCCTATTAAAAAGAAAGTCATTTGAATTTATCCCTGATTGCTCGTTTTATATCAAACCTATTTACACTCACATAATTACCATTATTGAAAACCTCATCAACAGCCTCACAAGCCTGCTCGACAAATTGTTTAGTATTACGAGTATTCCACTTTAATCTCGCTTGAGCTGACGCGTCTGGTTGAAATGCGTGTACAGAGCCACCGCAAGATGTACATTTCACTTCCCTCCCATCTCTAATATATACATCAACAATTTTCTCGCCGCCGCAAAATGGACATGGTAAAAGATCAGTCTTATCTGTCATGCCTAATCCTCATCTTTGCCGCCAGTATACGGTGCCATGTCGATCTCACAGGCAGTCTTTCCCTTTCCCTGGATCTTAATAACATTCTTTCCCTGAATTCAGTATCATCTATCTGTCTTCGCTTGCTGCGATCTTTCCTCCTTCTTCGTATTGCAGATGCATCATATTCACTGTGGCCCCAATCCCATTCTACATTGCAGCTCATGACTCGGGCCTCAGTTTGCCGATTGCTTCAATGTGGTTAAACTTACTTTCTCTGCCTTCACAATCAATGATTGCCTGCATAGCAGCATCCAATACCTTGTTGATGATTTCTTTTGCTGATTCTGTATCAGGACAATCCATTCCATTGACGTGAACATCTGGTAAGTACTCATCGGCTATTTCATCTTGTAAGCTCATTCTGATTCCTCTCGTTTAACCCATATCGCCCATAAACCACAATGCGGGCATTTGGTCTGTTTGTGTGTTTTCCTTTTCTTCTCTACCCATTCAAACCATGCCATATAAGCAGAAGGGCATGGGGTGTGGTTGCATTTGCTTTTCATCTTATCCACTCCATATCCACCATCCGACAAACAGTCCGAGTGAAAAATAAACCGCTAATGCAAGTATTATAAGTGTCGTCTTCATTTAATCCCCCTGGCGATATACCTACGCCTGTTTTCTATCCCATAATTCGGTTAATTTAGCTCTTTCCTTGGTAGTAAAAGGACCGCCAAAAGTAGGTGCTGTAATAAGTAAATTCTGTGTATGCTCATCTAGTTCATTCCATGCCTCAGAAGCCCCTAGATCGTCCTCCTGCTCCAATCTAAGCTTTATCTCATCTATGGACGGCCAGTTGCTCCAAATCGCCTTACACAGCCTTACAGTGCGTTTGAGTTTGTTTTCAAGTGCGGACAACTCCTTTTGTCGCGCATCTTCTTTGATATTACTTATATCCACTAGAACGGGATATTATCGTCAAAGTCATCTACAGGCTGTGTAGGCGCAGCTTCAGAGGTTTGTGTCTGAACAGTCTGTCCAGGTGCATCAGGCCGAATCCGCACCCCTCCAGTCAGCTTTCCGGCATATGAGACAGTCTTGTCATTAAACATGGTTATCTGTTTGCCGATCCAGTTATCAGTTTCAGGACTTTTCAGTGCCATAGCGGCTAATTGCCCGTTGGTTGAATTCAATACCAGTGGCTTGCATTCCTTGAAATTAAGAATGTATTTATATTCTGGCGGTTCGTTATCTCTTGCGAGGTTTTCTTTGCTTATTCCTGCAATCGTCGCGGTCAGTTCATTTTCAACGTCATGCTTGGTCAGGTACTTGCTCTCTTTCAGATCATCAATGTGCATATTCATGCTCCAGTTCGTGTGATAGCCATTAAAACGGAGGGCTATCGGACTCCGTATCTTTGTGTTCATTAATTAATTCCTGCTCAAACTCTACGGCATCCTCTTCAGATGAGAAATAAGCCGCCTCTGGGAAGGGATTATCATCAATATAAAATTGCACAACCCAATGCGCCGGAATTCCCTGGAAAGCCGCCTGATAGAAAGTTTCTTTATGACGGCTCATTTTCTTTCCCCTTTATATATCTAACTTCACCCACTACCCCTTCAATCTGAGGATAGATCCCATCCCACCTTTCAGCTAATTCATGCATCTTGCGGGTTTCTTCCTGCCACTTACCTCTCCATCCTTCCAGCTTCTCTTCTTCAGCCTGGATGACTGCATCGCCTATCTTGCTCATGATTCATGACCTATTGCCAGAAGCTCTTGCTTACGTGTTTTCAGCACAGTGATGCTAGCTTCAGATTTCGCCATGATTTCAGTTATTTTTTTATCAATAGATGCGATTTCGTTATTAACTACAACCTCCTTTGGTAGCTCTGGAAAATCAATCTCTACAGCTTCAGTCAATATGACATAACCCTGATCTGTGTAATATGATAAATCTCCATCATCCTCGACTGGACGGCTATCACTGTAATCTGTCTTCAATAATACAATCTTCTTTTTCATATTTATTCCCCTATCTCTTCGCAAAACTTGCGGAATTCCTCGACATTAATTGGCTGGAATTTCCCATTACAATCAACTTTCGCATATTCGGTTTCAGATTCACCACTCGCAAAATCAATACCGATAAATATTTTATTTGTCAGATCATCACACCTCGACCCCTCGTACCCTGTCAGATAATGCTCAGGCTTGCCGGTTAGCGGCCTGTCAGGGTTTAGTGACTTGTCGCCGTATTTAGGTCCAGCATTAGCGTTTGCTAATGATTGACTTTGAGCAATTGCAACATCTCTCCACAGTTTTTTCAAAATCTCATTCATGATTCAGTTTCTCATCAATGGCGATATATTCAGCTTCACTCAATACAGGCATTCCAGTAATGTCGGTATATGATTCTGCGCTTATAGCGATTGATTCAAGTAGATCATCGTTGTCATCGTGCAGATCAAGGATGAAATCACCATTATCAACGCCAACATCTTTAAGCCGAAGTGCTTCAAAAGCCATTAACATTGACTCATACGAGTCGTATTCAGCTCCGATACCTGTTAATCGAGCATCATTATTTGAATCAATAAATATCATTTGCATATACATATCTAATCCCCTGTTTTAGTCTGTTTGCGGTGCCGTTTTGGCTGTTCTTTCGGGCTTAGGCTTGGATACCGGCCTAACGGGGTGCAGTGAGCACGTTGTCACCGTGCAGGCCCCTACCTGCTGCCTCCAGTTGCCTTCTCCGTATTCGTCATATATGCATGATTTACACATATCGTTGATGGCTTTTCGTAGGCTCAGTTTCATTCTTGATCCCCGTATTTCTTATCTGATTGCTTCTTTGCCCCTTCCATAGCCAGCTTTATGTTTGCGTGTACATTGTCATAGTCTTCTTGCAGAAGCTGGCTCATGCTCTCTTCTTCGCTTTTGACAGCTGGCGGGATGACCTCGATTGCCAGCAATATGAGGGCGATGAGTATTGAGATATGCAACCAGTATTGTGTGAAGAAATCAGTCATTTAATTTATACTCCTGATTGAGATCCTTAAGCATTTCATGCTTGCCCTCAAGAATGGCAATACGTAAAGGCGACTCAAAAAGTTTAATCAATTCATCATCGTCTACCCTTCCGTCAAACTGCCTGAAAAGCTTCAGTAATTTTTCAGCGACTTCTCTAGTATTCATCGCTTAGATCCTCAATTGTTTTTATGTAGCCTTTAGTGTCCCAGTTACCAGATTCATACTCCTCTTGCGTTAGCCACCAAGCAGGTGACTGTGATCTGTCACTAGGATTAATCCAAAATACTCGCGGCTCTGGCTTTATGCGCCATTCAAAGCCAATATTGTTAAAATTCGCTGGTGAACATAAATCTTCCCATCCGTCAGCATAGTTCCTGCGCAATTGTATGGATTTACCATCTGCAAATGCCTGAATAATCGGCAGTAACTCTTTAGCTCTTTCTCTATTCATTGTCCATTACCTCTCTGACTTTAGTTACATAAGCCTCGTCCCAATCGCCTGGGTTTTCTTCCCGCAATTCAGTCAAGTGTCTGATTGCTTCCTCTTCACTGCCTTTCGATGTAGACATGTTATTACCGTTGTTGAAAATCATCGTCCAATATTCTTTTGTGCTCTTCTGCTGATCCTTAATGTATTGCTTACCATCAGCAAATGATCGTTTCATCAGATTATTAATGATGGTAATAGCATCTGCTTCGGTGTATGTGTTGTGAGCCTTCAGGATCTCGATAGTTTCCAGGGCTCGTTTTGCGTCGTCTCTGTTCATGAGTAAAGTTCCTCTCTTGCTCTTAGTTCCGCCTCAGATTCATAATTCCACCACTTTTTAGGCTTTACGGGACAGCTGATCATTCTTTCTCTGCCCTCATGGATATCGTCGAATTCCCTGGAGGGCTGTAAGCCCTTCGCCTTTGTCTTAGGAATATCGTAATAATCATCATTATCAGGGTCGTAATAGTGCTTGTTGTACCCGAATCTCATTATTTAGTACCAAGGGTTAGCTTGACTTTAAACTCTTCGCCACAGGACGCTCCGTTAGCGTCACTGGTGGTTACCCATTCACGTTCTACTGCTATCAGGCTTACTTTCATGCCTGTATCGCCTTGAACCTGATTAGCCAGGTTATTAATCATTCTAGCCATGTTCTCTTCTGTTGCTTTTACGTCGTCGTTAATCATTGCATCCACCTCGTTGGAATTAGCCTCAATGTCTTCTATGTTGCGTTCTTTGAGTTGGTCGATGTTCATTACAGTAGTTCCATCAATGCTTCATGGGTAGCCTCATATGCCGGTTTCTGTCCATGTCCTGACCTTATCGCCTCTCTTATTTTATCGCTATCAATATTTCTGCATGTTTGAACAATCTGGGTGTGATTAAAAAGTGCATATAGGTCCGCAGCTTCGTCTGGCGATTCAATTGTTATAATTAAATTGAATGGCTCATAAGTTTTCGTCTCTTTGTGTGTCTTTACTTTCATATCTATTCCCCTGTTAAGTTGGTGCCGGTTACGCTGTCCGGCGTCACGCTCTACCAAAGGTTCGAGTTGACTGATTTGTGGCGGCAGGCTTTGGGCGCGGCTTAATCTTAATGCGCGTTATGGCGTTAGCTCCGAATCCGCCTACTTGTCTGCCATTATTTAGTGATATGGGCTGGTCATTACTCCAGCGACCCCACAAGCGATTATTTGATTCCGTGCCAGCTACAGCACCCGATGGGGCTACGGTGAGCCTTTTAAGTGCATCCTCATTCAACACTGCGTTTCTATGATTTCAACGCCGCCATATCAGTAAATATTAAAGCTCTTATAAGAGAGGGCTGGTCGCTAGTCCAGCTGGCGTTTATCGTCGTCACCAAGACGTTACTGCTCCTACGTTTTTAAAGGCCGAGCCGTTCTGCCTATATAGCGTGTCTCCGATTCTCCACGCCTCCTCTCATATAAAAACTCTTATAGGTGAGGGCTGATGAACCTTACAGCTCCTGTCGCAGACCCCATGCCTTGATTACTTTCGGGTACCCTGCTCTTGACGTATAAGCGCATGTTATGCCACCTCACCTATAAAAACTTTATAGGGTGTGCTCTTCCTGCCTTGCTCTGCCTGGCCGCACTAGACACAGCAGACATGCGACGAAGAACACACCCTGTAAAACTCTATGCACGTCCTTGTGCGATTGTCCTGTTTGGCCGTAGCCACGAATGCTGTCTATCCAAGCTGTCTTAAGCTTTCGCCATCCGAGTCGTATCGGAGTCCACCTTTAATCCAAGGTCGGTATTACTCAATTATCATAGTAATAATAATAAACATCTAATCTCATAATCGGATTGACCGCTGCTAACGGCTAGTTATCAGGAAGGTTTAGTCTCCTTTGTTGCTTGAATTGCCTCAATATTTTTTAGATAATATATCGAAGCCTCGACTTCTTCATCAGTCAGATCTCTGTCTCTTACCAGCCTTGATATACTGAATACGATGCCTCCGTGGCGCGGACACATACCAATGGAATGGTCAGACCTTTGGTCGCCAAAACCATCGTAATTCTTCACGCCAATATAGCTGCTAGTTAATGCTGCAGGATTTTCCGCTAACTTTAGAATGGCGTCATTGATTGCGTCTTTTCTACAGCTTTTGCCGTGTCCACGACTGCCTACAACGGGCCTTGATGCAGAGCCACTAATTTTAATGACTGATTCAGCAAGAGCTATAGTATCTGTATTAAGCCCGATATTTTCTTGCTCAAGCATTGATTTTGTGGTGTGAATATTAATATCTAATGCTTTAAGTTCACGCTCATGGTTTGTAATCAATATTTTGCGTTCTTTTTCTAGGCGATTAACCTGTTTGAATAAATTCGCCAGCTTGCCCATCTCATTCCCCCGTGTTAAATATATTTGCTTCGATGTGGTTAGTGTGGCACAATTGTATTACACGGTCAAGCACATTTAGGAATTATTTTATGGCAATAGAAAAACTAGAAAAATATGTCATTGTAAGGGTGACAGAATCAGAAAAGCTGAAGCTAGATAAGGTGGCGGATCAGAGAAGCAAGACCCCGAGCATTATGCTACGGGAATATATAAAGAGACTGAGGGTTAAATAATGAATGTAAAAAAGAAGACACCAATAAAAATGTATTCTGTTGTGTATTGGAGTAAAGATAATGGCTGGTGGACACAATTATATGGAAGTAAATTGAATGCCGAATGCTGCAGTAGAACAAAGAATTTTGTTGGCATGAGTGAAGTAGACTGCTTATTACCGCTTGATAAGGTGACAGATAATGAAGAAAAAAGCTAAAAAGAAAAGCCAGAAGACAAAAAGCCAGTTCAGGAAGCGCAGGGATATTTTTGTATATGAAATTAGTCTGCGAGTAAATTCTAAAGATATTGAATTCTTTGACTTCATAGCCAAAGCCAGCCGGGAGGGGAGATTGTGAGGGAGCTTATTAATTCTATATTTATTATTATTTTCCAAGTAACGGCTATTTTAGCTGCTGCTATATTTCTATATGACGGTGATTGTAAGTATCTAATGGTTGCTTTAAACATGATGATATATTCAAAACTTTTAATGGTGGAAAGGAAGCTGGCGGACGAGGCAGAGAGGTTAGCGGGGGAATCATGAGTGATCGAGTACAAGAAATCATTGAAGAACTAATATTAACTGCGCCATTAGATGACATTCCATCTGAGGAGGACAGGGCGAGCGCAGCCAAACAAATTCGTCAGCAGATAGGGCGGGAACTGCTTGATAAAACAGGCAATGCCGTGTCTATACCTGAAAGCAATAAGTGGGCAGACGGGTGGAATGATTGTAGGGATGTAATAAGCGAAGCCTGCCAACTGGAGGAAGCATGACAAAATCAATCGATGAATGGGCTGCTGAGCAGTGTGGTGTTGACTTTATTGCGAATCGTTATGGTTGGTTTTTGTATCCAGTTAATCATGCGATCACTGAAGACGTTCATGCTGTCAAATGGACCATCAAAGATCCGCGATGCCGGGAGATTGTACTTGATTGGATAGCAGAGCATCCTGAATATTATAGATTCCTTCATGGTTATATTAACAACTGGATGGCCGGTAAGATGAAAAAATCAGAAGCAGAAATATCCTGCATAACCGCAATATACGAGGCAGAGAAATGAGCGAATATAAAATAGTAACCGCAGCTGAACAGGACGTCTTTTTTGATGGCGAACCAAGGCTAAAGTTCTCGCCAATGTCATTAGTGCTTGCAGTATTAAATCACTGGTCTGATGATCCTGAAAATATAATTGACGATGGTGGTATACCAAGAGAATACACAGTTAGGGTAACTGTTGAGGTAAAAGAGAAATGACAGATATATCACAAGCAACATTCTACCGATCCAGAATCAAGGATCTATCAGACCAGGCTGGAATAATGGACCCTATGGAGCTATCCAGAGCCCTGGCAGAGCTGGCCTTTCAGATCCATTCAGAAGCGGCGGTGAATATGGTACAAGAACTTGAGCTTGGGAGGGTGAAGTGAGTGAGGAATTAAAGCCGTGTCCTTGCGGAAATGTACCTGATGAACTGCATGTTATTGATACAGGCCAAGGTAGTAAATGGGCAATGTGTTTTGGGTCATGCTGTAATGAATGGAGTATAGAATTTAAAACACAGTATCATGATTTTTCGTCTCAGGAATGCATGGAATTAGCAATAGAGGCATGGAATGCAGCGCCAAGAGCCAACAAACCAACAGAGGAATAACGGGGGAGATATGAGTGATTTACATCCAGGGTTAAAACATGAGCAGCCTGAATATGCGGCTGGATATGAGCAAGGCAGAGCAGATGAGCGGGAGCGGTGTATGGATGCTATTTACAAATGCGAAAACTTAACGCCTGCACAACAATATTTTGCTATCGAAGCCATAAAAGCCGAATAGGGGGTTGATGTGAATATAGTTAGTTATGGTGGTGGGATTAATTCAACAGCTATGTTAATTGAATGCGTGAAGCGTGAAATTCCAATTGATCTTATCTTGTTTGCGGATACAGGCGGGGAAAGGCCGGATATTTATAAATATATTCGTCATTTCAATAAATGGTTGATCAAAAATAAAATGCCAGAAATCACAAGGGTGCAAAGAACCAATATAAATGGGACATATATCACGCTTGAGGGTTATTGTTTTGCAAAGAAGCAATTACCCAGCCTGGCTTATGGGTTCAAGAGCTGTAGCCAAAAACACAAAATACAGCCACAGGATAAGTTTCTAAATAACTATAAGCCAGCAAAAGAAGAATGGAAGGCAGGCAGAAAGATTACCAAATTTGTAGGATATGACGCCGATGAGCCACAACGCGCAAAAGACTATACAGACAATAAATACATTGTTGAATACCCGCTGATCGAATGGGATATGGGGCGTGATGAGTGTATTGATACGATCCGCGATTTCGGATTAGATATTCCAGGTAAAAGTGCCTGTTATTTTTGCCCGAGTAGTAAAAAACACGAAATCAAGAAACTTCAGCAGGATTATCCAGAGCTTGCAGCTAGGGCTATAGATATGGAGAAAAATGCGGATCTAACAAAAATCAAAGGGCTAGGCCGTAGTTTCTCATGGGGAGAGTTCCTTTCTGGTGAAGAGGTCCAAGAATGCAGTATTGAAATCGATTGTGGTTGTTATGACGGTTGAGATAGAAAAGCCCCATCCGAAGACAGGGCTTTAGGGGCTTGACTTAATGATGGGAATCAGTCAAAAATGTGCTTGCTTACGACACGGTCATATATTATCACTTCTTAATACTTCCGTGCAAGAGCCAGCCCGATGCGCTGTGAGTCTGCGTGGTCCATTTTGTGCCAGTCCATCAGAAAAGCAAATAAAGCGGAAGAATAATAATTGTCACCGCCTGGACCAGCGGGAAAACGAGTTTTGTGATGCCATTAGGGGGTTTGGCCGACATCCAAGGAAGGTAAGAGGTGCTCGACAATCTGACAGTTATTATCGGTTACGGAAGATTAACAATACAGGCTATATGAGATAGGGCATCCTACGGTCATTAGTCGTATATGCGCAATAAACAATAACTTAAGAGGTAATTATGAACATTGACAGAAAATTCAGGATACTGGCGGTTAATCCATGTAAGGCTGATAGCGTTTACACCGAGAATGAAGGTGTGTTCTTTTGCGCTCATGATGCGGCGCTGATACCGGCCATCAAAGCCTATCGCGAGGAATGTGTAAAGCTCAGATGTAATCCAGAGCATATTGAGAGCATAAATCTTCTTATTGAGCGCGTGAGCGAGTACCAGGACAATATAAAGTCGAAGACGCCAGATACCGACACTGACTGTGAGATTGATCGCTGCTTAGGCGGTATAGGGGTTGAATAGCAGCACTGTATCGGCAAGGAGCCATAATGCGGGGTATTCTTTTGTCTTTAATAAATGCAAAAAAGAGGGTCTACAATGAAAGATTTACGTATGGATGCTTATTACTACGGATTTGAAAAAACAGGTGTTCCCGAAATAGATAAGATTCTTTCAGCTGTTGCTTGTGCTGGAAAGGCTTTTCACCATACAGAAGATTGGGATGAAAATATAGAATTCCTATATGGGCCACACAAAGGCAGGACAGTGGTTGAATGGATACAAAATGCAGCCAATGAAGCAGCAGAATCCATTAAATCAAACACTTAACAGAGCGATTAACTATGGAAATATCAATAAGAAGAAATACTTGTGATCCAGAAATAGGCGAGGCAACTATAGACATAGGCACATCAAAAATAACTTGTGATTATGATCGTGAGGATTTTGCCCATGAATTAGTAAATGCTTATAGAGATTTATACATGGATGATGCCAAGTGGATTGAGCATTTATCGTTATATTTAACTTTTCAAGAAGTCTCAGAACTAGCTGAAAAGCTAAAGGATGAATAAATGACCCTCCAAGAATTCACAACCAGAATGTGGACAGAATACCCAAGGGATCTCTGTCACAACCGCCCAGGACACAAAGCCAGGTTAGAAACAGCAGCAAAAAAGATTGACAAATCGCTATATAAGCAAATACTGTTAGACATGGATGCATTAAAACGATACGACAGAAAACAGCACCGGCCTGATCGGTGGCCGTTAATTAGCACGTTTCTCAATCAAAGATGCTGGGAAAGGCTGATTGATTCTGTAATGGAGCTGAAAAAGAAAGAAGAAAAGCCTACTCAATATTGTAAATGTGGGAAAGTTGTCGATATCGCGCCATCAGGGGAGTGTGTTGAATGTTACGCCAAAAGAACCGATCAAAACCAACAAAAGCGGAAGAGCGTCTTAGAGAATATCTCGCTGTACAAGCCAGGCCAGTCGCGAGCGGAAGTTATCGAGAACTGCAAGGCCGCAATGCTACCAAAACTGAGGTCTGGAGAAGCATACAAGACTCAGGGGATACCTTTCTTGCAGAACTCGCAAGAGGATTCAACGGAGACGGAAAAGGACTTGACGCAATCGAGCACGCCGGTCTGCTATGGAGAAGAGTGGTTCAGAGAAAACGCTGACCGGATCTACGGGGCTTTGGGCGTGAAGTTTAAATGAGAATACAGTTGTTCGGAAAAATCGAACAACTGCTAGAGATGGCGATATATAACGCATGAAAAAAGTAAGCGAATCAGCACACCAGAGAGCCGTACTGGATTGGGCAAGTAATTACCATCAACTTGACTGGCTTCATGCCATACCAAATGGAGCTGTACTGGCCGGAGACGCACGGAAAAGGGCTATCCAGATGAGTAACCTGAAAGCCCAAGGGCTCAAGACGGGTGTAGCTGATCTGTTCCTCCCGTTACCCGTAAGCCCCTACCACGGGCTGTATATCGAGATGAAAACAAAGGGTGGCAAGCAATCTGACAGGCAGAGTGAATTTGAAGACTTCTGCACCCTTGTGGGTTATAAGTATGTGCTTTGCTATTCGTCAATCGAGGCTATAGAGCAGATTAGGGACTATACCGGGATATGAAGCAGGATAAGTACACAAGATCAGCAAAAGGCCAGCCTTGTCAGGTTCGTATTCCAGGTGTGTGCAGGGAGACTCCAGAACACGATACAACCGTTTTAGCGCATTTGAATGGTGGTGGCATGGGTGGAAAGCATTCGTCCATTCATGGGGCTTATGCTTGCGCTGAGTGTCATACATGGCTTGATGGTGGTTATATCAAAGAGGGTAGAGTCAAAACAGTTCGTGATTTGTGGCATTTGGAAGCCGTAATCAGAACACAGCAGATAATGATAAAAGAAGGGGTATTGAAGATATGAGTGAAAAAGAAGAGTCAAGTGATGATTTCATTACAGAGCTGGAGTCATTAATTAACAAGCATTCTATGGAAAACGGCAGTAATACGCCTGATTTCCTGCTAGCAAAATACCTGTACGGTTGTCTTAGAAATTATGAGGTGATTGTGAGCAGGCGTGATCAGTGGTATACCGCTGACGTTAAATCATGAAAGATTGGTACAAACAAGCAGAAGCCGCTGTTAATTATCTAACCGAATCCGAAGAAGAGTACGCGAGATACAGAGGTCTGATGAAAGCTATATCTGCCAGGGAAAAGATAGTGCTTGCTAGGTTGATGCAGGAATGTGAGGAAAGTTCAGCAGCCGCCAAAAAGATATGGGCGGAAGCTCATCCAGATTACGAAAAGGCCGTGGACGAATCTCAGGAAATCCAGACAGAATGCGATCTACTCACGGCGAAGAGAGATAAAGCTAATCAGGTTATAGAGATATACCGGAGTGTGAACAGCTCGTTAAAGCGGGGGAATATAGCGTGAACAATGAGAAAATAGAACAACTTATCATTGATTTCCTGCAAAAGAACGGGCCTAGTTGTGTTAGTGGGATAATTATAGATATTTATAATTGCGAATATATATCTGATGATTACATGGAGCACATGCCGAAGGTATTGAGTGCGGCATGGATGCTAAAGAACGCTGGTAAAATAATAATGGATGACCCAAATAACCCGGAAATACCCTTTAGATTGCCAAATCAGCAGTTATCTGATTACAGATTGAATGCTTAAGCGGGGGAATATAGCTTGAATATAGATGAAGAGTTACATTTGACTAAAAAGGATTTCAGAATAGAGTGGTTTTCTGGTTCTGGAGCAGGCGGACAACACAGGAATAAGCACCAAAATTGCTGTAGAATCATACATATAGCAACAGGGTTAAGGGCGCAAGGTACGGAATCGCGTGAACGGGTATCTAATCAACGGACAGCATTTGAGAGATTAGCAAAGCTTGTAATTGCGCATTTCTATGCTGAAGATCCAGAGATAAGATACAAAGCGAGGGAAACAATAAGAAATTATCATGGCGTTAGGAATGAGGTCCACGACAAAGCGAGTGGATTAAAATTACCTTATAAAACCATTGTTGATGATGGGGATATAGCTCCTATGGTTGACGCGCGAAGAAACTCAATAGTTGATATAGCTTAGAAGAGAGCAGGCAGATAGGAGATTTTACGGTGAAAATTGAATACAATCTAACAATAAGAAACCCGAGCAATCATGGCTTAATGTCAAAGGAAGAGTTTGAGTGGTATATACCAATTCTTGCTAGATTAATAACATACACACCTATTGTCATGCTGTGGGTGCTATTTATGGTGTTGCTGAGTATGGCTTGACCCAAGCATGGCTTGATATTAGGATTAGCATCTAATGGGTGGGCGAGCATATTTATCTTAAAACTACATTTATAGGTGGTTAGCTGCCAAGCATTATCACTAAGCTATTCTCCTTTGAGGTTATTTCTATCTACTCCCCTGTAGATTAGCCGGGAAC